TGGTGGTGTCCGCACATCGAAGAAACTTTTGTTTTCATGAACAACCCACGCGCTACGTTAACAGACGGAAGGAATTGCTTTCCAAATTCGTGTCCGTGAAAGATTGAAAGTTTACCGATGTTTAGTTTACTTTTTCCGTCAATCCATTTAACGTCGTGCTTGTCGCAATGCGTCAACGTTGGAAAATCAAATGCGTCAATGTCGAATAATTCGGGTGCTTTAATGCGCATATATCTCCAATATCTTTCCTCGTGGTTTCCTTCTTTATAATAGATATTCGCGTTTGGAAATGTGTGACGAAGCGAAGCTAAGAATTGACGGATTGAATATAGTTCGTCTTTGAATTTTCTCTTGCGTGGATCTTTAACGAAGTCGGAAATCATATGACAATCTAACGCATCTCCATTCAAAACAATTGAATCACAGCCCTGCTTCAACCCTTCGTTAATAGCGCACTCAATAGCTTCGTTATCTTGGTATGGAAAATGCAAATCACAAAGAATCAAAAACTTATTTCCTTTCAATTCAACGTGGCGACGTTTCTTTGCGTATGACTTCGGAAGTGCGTATGGGTTCAATGGTCGTGGTTTGGCATCGAACAAAGATTTGTCCTCTGTATTTTTTTTATTAAAACCACCAAGTTTACCCCGAATAAGACGAACAATAGTTCGTGCCGCTTCGATGTCTTTGTACACTTCTGGATATTCAGCAAATAGTTTCTTCGCCAAAGTAAGTGAAGGAGTTTCGGGAAACTTACTGCACGTTTCCTGTGCTATTTGTCTCGCCGTTGTCTGTGGTCGTGCCATTTGATTTTTGTTTTGTAAATCGTTCTATCACAGTACCACCAAACAATCCACCTGTGAGCAATGCGAGTGTATCGAACATCGCAATGGGACAAATGTAGGTTGTAAAAGTAGCAACATAGCTGAAAACGATTAGGTTAATTGTAACAAATATAGCAACAATTCGTTTCGAACTAACTTTTGAACACGATGTTAACAAACTTTTTAACCATTCCTTCATAATAGTCTTAATATGAACTGAACAATTAACCCACCAACTACACCAGCAGCCGTTGCAATTCCACCTAAACGAGCAACCTGCAACCTTTGATTCTGAATGTACTTGTCGTGTTTCTGAACTTTGCTGACAAGACCTTCGATTTTCATTTCGTCGTCGCCAATAAGAACGTGATAGATGCGGTCTATCTTCTTATTCATCTCTTGTAGTTCCTCGTGTATCAAAGCAATCTCGTTTTCAGTGTTCATATCATTTGAAGTATAGTGCAATTTCAGCTTCACGACGCTTCACCAATCCTGCAAGAACTTTGCCGCCGCCCTTGTTCCAAAGTTTAAACGAATCGGCAATGGTTGGATCGTTAGGGTTGATGTTTAGTTTCTTGAAAACAGACGAACGTTTGAAGCCACTTGTTCCGATATTGTAGGCGAGTGAAACACACGCACTGAATTGATTGTCGGTGAGTGGTTTCTGAATGAATGGTTCAATCGTTACTGCAAATTGGTCGATTATAAACTTCGCAAGTTCCTCTGCACGTTGTTGAGTTATCACGTCGCCGTCTTTGACCTTCATTCCGTTCTCATAGAAAGTGTTTCCGTAGCCAATAGTCCACACGTTAGCTGGACACAAATAAGCCTTCAAACGACAACCTTCAAACTTCTTGATGAGTGCGTAACCTTCGCTGTTAACTTTCATTGCTCAATTTCTTTATTTGTTTTTCTTTTTTAGCGAGATACTTACGAAATTTCTCTTCGTAAATCTTCTGTTTAACCATGTCCTTTTTTCGTCCCCTTGCCATATGTTTTTGTATTGGTTATCTAAGCCATCCTAAACCACGTCTTCTGTATTCGTAAGGTAGTCTATCGCGTCCGTCGCTAATCTCGAAAGCGTTGGAAGGATAAACATTTGTCTGCGACCAAATCTGCTGCGTTGTGTTTGTCGTGTACTCTGGAAAGTCAGATTGATTGAAACACAAATAGTCGACCATTCTTTGCGTGTAGAACATAGCTTGTGAACGTGCTTGGTCGCGGTAGTTTTGCAAGTCTGTTTGTGATATTGGTGTAGTGTCTTCGCTTGTGCGAATAACAAGACTTCCATTGTCGGTTTTAACGTACAAATGAGGCAATACCTCATACATAGTCCACCACATAACCATTCGACGTAAGTAATTGTCTAAAAGGGTTGCGTATGCGCCTTCAATATCGTCATTCACCACGTCTTCTTTGATGCGATTGTAGAGGTCAGTTCCTAAATAAAGTTGCGCGTACTTGTCCTGTGACAAATAGATTGCAGGGTACATCAAAAGAGGGTCAACGCTTCCGTTAATCCAAGTATATTTCTTTATGTAATTCTCGTCAATGAGTAGAACTTCGGGTTGTAGTGCCATTGTAGTTTTTATTTATATTTTAATGATGCTCTGTTCGGCATATCGTTAGGACGAACCGATTCTTCGCCTTTTGGGAATAGTTCGTTTGGTATTGCACCTGTTACAACTCTGTCATTTTTCAATCCGTCGTTAGGTAAGAAACGTCCCCCTTCTCTTTTGCGGAAAAATATCTTTCTGAACCACGCGTGGCGACAATAGACACCGCCTTTGAAAATCCAAATAGAATAGTTTGAAGAACCTTGCGGTGCGAACTCTCCATTTACTCCGTCGTTGCCCATTTCAATAATATCTTCATAACGGAATAACGCACCTGTTTTTGAAAGCGCTACCATTTCTTGACAGAAATCACGCGTTACAATTTCTCCGTCTTTGTATGTGAAGTTCTTTGAGTAGTAATAACGAACTTTGTATAACCCTGTATCCAATTCATCTCTTTGGTTGGGGTTTGAATAACCGCGAACGCTCATAAACTCAGTACGATATTTTTCTTCGCCTTCTGGATTAGTTACTTCTTCGTCAGAAATCAACTCCCATTGTTCTTCGTCTATGTATTCCGCTTTCTCTTTAAGATAAGCCAACCACAATGCGCTATTTTCTGCGCTTATCTTGTTTTCAGCAGCAACTACTTTTTTTTTTAACTCAGCAGCTTGAACGGTTGGTTCAACAACGACAACTTCTTCGTTGAATGGTGAGTTCATCTCAATGTTTATCTCTCCTAAAATCGGAGTGAAAACACGCTCGATTATTCTTTGGTAAGGTTTGATTACTTGATTGTTGAAGATTTCTAAACCAACAACCATTTCGTCTTTGTTACTTCCGAATCCTGTTGTGTCGCGTATGCCGTGAATCAATGGCGAAACAACGCGGTGTCCTACCATGATTTGCTTTGCTGTTTCTTCGCTTAAAAACTGATATTGCTTGTCTGCGTCACTAAGTGGAAATGATTCAATCTGTGGAGCGCGAGCAGGATCTTCGTTGAACGTCATCAAGAATTTACCAGCGTTACTTGCACCGCTCAATCTTGTTTCCCATTCACGACGAATTGCTTCGCGTTCTTCTTTCTGTGGTATGCCGTTTAAGAAGTTAATAATGAAGGAAGGAAATAATCCGTTCAAGATATTGTTAACGTGGTACAATCCCATTTGATAGGACAGTTCAACGTAGTTCAATGCACCGAAGTAGTCTGGCTTCGCATAATACGAAGAACCTGCCATCATTCCGTGTGCGTAAATAACTTGTCTTGGTTGTTCTTGCGCAATTGAAGGATTGAACGCATGAATGAACTCTGGCTTACCACGTTTTGAACGCGTATTTGCCCAATCTTTCGAATACCAAATTCCTGTAATATCGTCTTCTTCTTTGTCGTATGCAAGTCTGCAATTCTCGAAAGGCAAGTGGTTAATTTGAACCACGCGAGTGAAGTCCATTGACCAAATAACTTCGGCACAAAATGAACCTTGTAACTTTAAATCGAATGCGATTCCTTGCAATGCGTTATCTAAGATTGTACCTGTTCCTTGTCCTTCAATCATGTAAGCAATTGAGTTTGTCAATGCGTTATGAATAGGACTGTTGTAGTATAGTGTGATTAAGTGCTGTGGAAAAAGATTGTTTTGACCATAGTTTATCCAACCTGCGCGATTCTCCGTTTCAATTGCTTCAACTGGTTGGTACGCTGAAAGATTTATTGCTTGAATGTTATTTTCCATAATTAAGCACCTGTATAAATTACATCTACGGGAATCGTAGGTGTTGAAACGTCAAAGTAAATTGTTCCGTCTTGTAAAATCATTAACCCTTTCTCAATTAAACCAACGACGGAAGCATTGGTTGGGTCTATATTGCTACTGCTATTTTGTCCGTATACTTCGTAGTGATATCTACCTGCATCGACCAAACCAACAGTTGTAAGTCTTATTTTTGTAACGCGTTCGTTCTCGTTTATTACTTCGACAACTTGCGCGAGTTGTTCACCTGTCATTTCGTAAGTTAAAACGAGTAGGTAGTGTGTAAAGGCTACATTGAAATAGGCACGACCTTCATCGAGTGAAAGCCACGCATATTGATTCGCTGTATTTGTGTTTAGGTATACCATTCCCTTTTCCCTTTACTTTAAAATTACAGCACAGAGGGACGCTTTGCCCCTCTATGTGTAAAAGTTTTTTGATTAGTCAAGAATTGTCGAAGGCGCACCGCTTAACAAGTAAGCACGCTTTGCAGCTTCGTGCGTGAAGGCGAGGGTAAAACCATTCATGTCACCAAGCACAGCCCCAGTTCCTGCTGTTGCAGTTGAAAGGTCTGCTCCGTACTCATATCCAACAGCCCACCAATTTGAGTTGTTATCTTCAACGAAAACAATCACACGTGCAGTAGCAACGTTTTGCAATTCAAGACGCTTTGCTGCGCTTAATTTGTTTAACATTACGTTTACCGTCTGTGTGTAGAAGATTGTTCCTGCGTCACGGTTAAAGTTGATTGTTTCTTCAAACGATCCTGTTTGCGTTGGTAATTCGTATGTATACAAATCACCTGCTGAAGGTCCAACAATTAAAGTAACAACTTCGCTTGCATCTAAGCTAAAAGATGTAACCTCTACTTTGTCAACCAAAACGATTTGTTTGATACCGCCAATTCCGTCTTTACACGGAAGTGCTATGCCACTGGTTAATTCACACATTTTTTTATAGTTTTATTAGCACAAAAGAGGGGTGGTTTTTATGCCACCTCCTCTCTATGTGCAAGGGTTAGAATGGTTGAGATTATGCGTTGTATTGGTAGAATGCGATTTCGTCACCGAAGCCGTACTGAACACCCGCAAAGAAAGAAGCTGCGAAACGAACGTTGTCAGACAAATCGTATTGGTACATATCCAAAACCGCAACGCTGTTCCATTGGTCAAGTAAGTTAGTACCGAACCACAAGTTCGACTTTTGATAGAAAGCCATTGTATCGTCAGACATACCCGGACACTCGATTACATCGTATTGACCTTGCCAGTTCATTACAACTGATTCTCCTTGGTATAAGTAGTAACCACCACCAAGACCTAAGATAGCTGTTCTGTATGCCTCAGCAACATTTGAAGAAACTGCGATTACAGGCTTCTCAGTTGCACGACGAACGCGTGTTGGAAGTGTCAATACTAAACGTCCCATTTCTTCGATAACGTTAGAAGAAGTGATTGCCTCTGGAGAAGATACGTCAAGAACAGCAGCGTCAGCTAAGAACAATGTCTCGAAACCTGCATACTCACCTGCGTTAGCGTTAACACCCTGCCAAATTAATACCTCGTTGCGAGCTGCAACTCCTGCCAATACGTTAGCAATTAAAGCGTCAGTCAATGAAGCGTGTAAGAAACCGTCTTGCTCAGACTTAGCTTCCCAATCTGCTAAAAAGTCTTTCTTACAAAGTTGTCTGTGAACTTGGAATTTCTCCAAAGTCAAAATACGCTCTGTAAGTGTTACTGTTCCTGTTGGAGTGAAGTCACAAGTAGCATTTGCAAAAGTTACGTTGTCAACAAGACGACGAACAACTTGCTTGTACTCGATGTTTTCTTTGAAGGTAACCGCAGCCAAAGACTCGTTACTCAAGAATGCAGCGCGAATATATCCTGCTGCTTCACGACCTGCAAAGGTTGTGGTTAATGATGTAGTAGTAGCCATTTTTTATTGTTTGTTTTTTTTTATTTTTTAAGATTGAATAAGAAACGTTCTTCTGCGCTCATCTTGTGATATGGCTTAGAAGGTGTTTGTTTTGCTTGCTTTACTTCCTTGATAGAAGTCGCAGCAGGCTGTGCGCTCAACTTTGTCACTTCGCTTGAAAGTTCTGCGTTCGCCTTTTTAGCGTCAGCAAGTTCGCTTTCTAACTTTGCAACTAACGACAAAAGTCCTTCGACCTCTGCGCTTAGTGATTCAGTCGAAGATTGTTCTTCTTCGATTACAACTTCAACCTCTGGAGCTTCTTCTTCCATTGGTTTCAATTCGGTTACAACACCGTCAGCAACAACCACGATGATGCTTTCTGCTGTCTTGTATTCTCCGTCCATCAACGCAACCTCGTTTCCGTCTGCGTCTTTGCCGAATACACGAACACCAGCAGCCCATACGTCGCTATCTGAATAGATGCTTGTACCATCTTCTAAAATCGCCTCAACCATCTGTTTAACCTCAACTACTTCTTCAGCAGAGAGAGAAACATTATGCTTTGCGAAAAGAGCGTTTACTTTTTCTCGTAGATTCATAAAAATGTTTATTGTTTGTTTGATGAGTAGATATAAAAAGAAGTATATTTGTTTCGTAATTCGCTTTTTCATAGGTTGAATTTGATTTTAGGTTTAGCGGAGGGAGTGATTTCCCTCCGTTTTTTTATCCTAAATTGTCGAGAATCATATTCAGTATCTTCAACTCTTCTTCGTTCAAACCATACGTCTTAAACCCCATTTTACCACCCTCATTCGTTATCTTCGTGAGCGCATTGAGAAACAGGTTAGCGTCATCGTTGAACAGCTCCAACTTAAAAAACCCCCCTGCTTCGATGTTCATTATTCGCCTTTCAAAAGTTCGTTTATTTCATCAAGTATTGCAGCAAATTCTTCATGTGCACTTAAGTACATTTCTTTCTCAACTTCAAAGTTTCCTTCGATAGAGAAACCCAACACCTCTTTGTTTTGAATCTGTTGCTTCACCTCTTCGTTGTCCACTTTCATACAACCAAACCAAGTTCCTTCTGGAAGGTCAAACCCGAAGTTCTTAGACTTGTCGTTTTCTCCTTCGATTATCCACGTTTCAACAAGCGACACTCCGTCAACAACTTTCGCGTGTTCAACTGTTGCGTTGTTTTGGTTCGCTTGTTTGAGATAATTGTAAGCAATTGCGCGAATGGTATCCTTCGAATATTTAACATAGTATTCCTCGTCCGTCTCGTCGTTGCGTCTGTAAATAAGTTGATCGGGAATTAATAGTGGTCCGTACAAAAGACCTCTAAAATCTTCTTTAAACTTCACGCTGTGTTGTTCGCTCAACGCGACAAAGTCCACACCGATTGCAGGTTGTTCAACTACTGAAATCGCGTACACTCCAAGCAATCCTGCGTCGTCGATTCCGTATTCTATTACTTTAATTTTTTTCATTGTTTATCCTCCTAATCTTGATTGATTATTTATTAATTGTTGTGCTTCTAAATTGCTGCTCACTTGTGTACTTACAACGTACGCTTGAAGCGGCGGTTGTTGTTGGTTGGGTTGGTTCTGCAAGAAGGCTAAGTTCGCAGGTGATGGAGCTCCTCCTGCTCCTCCTGTTGGTGCATTAAGATTATTAGTAGACGGAGTAGTACCTCCGTTAAATTGAGTTTGATTAATTTTAACTATGTTTGCTATACCCGCTGCTGCAATGGCTGCTGCCTTTACGAAATTCATTCCTGTCAACTGATCTTGTGGCACAGCTAACTGTTGAACAATACCGCTTGCCATTGCAATTGTCGCTTGCGCCTTTTGCATTAACTTGTTTCGCTCAAATGTTTTGCGTTGACTTGCTTCGTCGCCTTTAGCTGAAGCTTCATTTAATGAACCAAGAGCATCTAATGCAAGTGAAGCCATTTCGAAGTTCGATTGGATGTTAGCCATTCTCAAAGCTGCTTTTTCATCTTCTAACTTTTTAGCATCTGCTAATTCTTTAGCTGCTAAAATTGCATTTTCCTCATTTTTTTTCTCTCTTGCTGTCTTCTCTTCATCAGAGTATTTTTTATTAATATCAGCAATTTGTTTGGCTAAATTTTCAGCTATTAAAGCCTCAGCTGCTGCATCTTCACCTGCTAATCTATAAAGCTCTTCGCTTGCTTCAACTGCTGCAGTAATTTCTTTTTCTATTGCAGATTCTTGAATAGCTTGCATAGCTTTATACTTAGCATCTTCTGCAGCTATTTCAGCATCTCTTCTTTCTTTGTATAATTTCTTCGCTTCTTCGTTTGCTTTTTCTAAATCTTCTTTCTCTTTTTTAATTGCTGATTTCCTGTCGTCTGCTGCTTTCTTGTCCATCTCCTTCACCGATAACTTCAACCCAGCATAGTCGTTCTCCATTGTAGCAATTGCAGCCTTGTTTTCTTCAATGGTTTTATTCAATTCGGTTTCTAATTCCTGCGGATCAATCAATAATCCTGCGGCTAAATCGGTAAATCCTTCAGCAAGTTTAGAATCTACACCAACATATTCAGCAATCTTGTCAACAGCCGTTAGAAGAAGTTGAAGAGGTGCGGTTAAGAAGCGAATAATTCCTTCGAGAATCTCTCTATTTCTTTTCGCTGTTTGAACTTGCGTGATTGCTTGTTTCTCAGTTATTGCTAACTGTGCTTTTCTATCTGCAATGGCTGTTTCTAACGCTTTTATTTTGATATTAAGAATCTCGCGTTCGCTCTTTCCTTGTAGCTTTAATATGTTAGCTTGTTTATCAATGTTTTCGTATGCCTTTTGCGATGCGTCAGCTTTCGCTTTTGACAACGCAAGACTTTGACGTTCTTGTTCGTTAATTCCTGTTAACCCTTTTTCAACAGAAGGGAAAAGTTTTATTAAGTCGTCAAAGTTTGCAATAATAGCAGCAACCGCACCCGCAAGTAATAAAATTGGATTGGAAATAATTGCTTTGGCTAACGATGCAAAACCACTAACTAAACCACCAACCTCTTTTTGTAAAGTCTTAAAGTCAATACGAGAAACGTTTGTCCCCATATTCTTCAACGCTTGTCCTGCACCTGCCAAGTCCAAGTCCATAAGACGTGAACCGAACAATCCAATGTTATTCGAAAGACCTTCAAAAGCGTTACCAGCGTTTGCGCTAATCTCTGCCGACAAATCGGAAATGTTATCTTTCAATTCAGCAGCACGGGCGGAGGCTTTCTTGAACTCTTCACTTGAAGAATCCATTTGCAACAACTGTTGATTCAGCGCACGCAACTCAGCCTTTGCTGAACTAAACCCTGCCGCCGTATTGTCCGCTGCTGCTGCCGTCTGATTAAGGACATTGACAGCGTTAGTGCTTACGTTGAAGTCAATTGTATTCGCCATTTAGAATAGTAGTTTATATAAGATAAATATCCATAACGCTACGTTTACGGAAATACGCGTCACTTTCCAAGCATAGTGCTTCCACAATTGTAGCTTACGTTTGCCGTTAGCAATTTTACCGAAATTGCTTTCGCTATTGACGTTCAATTTTATGAACTCCAAACAAGCGACCATTGCGCCTGCCTTATTTTGAAGATGTCCCTTTGAAGTTGCTTCCATTACTAATAATTGTTATTGTGTCACCTGCTCCGCTTAACGTCACGCTTCCGCTTCCCTCAACTGTTTCTCCTGTGTATGCTTGTATCGTTAGTGGATTAGCACCCGAAACAACACGTTGTATTATCAATTCACGTCCTGCCGTTGTCGTTGCAGAAGGAAGATAAATCGTTATGCCGTTGCTCGTTGTATCCGCAAAAATCATTCTGTCAAAATTCGTTACAACGTAGTCAGTCGTTATCGTTCTTACTGGTTGTGCTATCGAAGCACCAAAGCTCACAGGCGCGCCGAATCTTGTTGGTGCAAGTGAAGGAACTTGTTGTGTGATAAATGAGCGTGTGCCTCCGTTGGGTTGTGAGTAGCAGTCGTTCTTTGCGCTGTTCCAATTGTAACCGAATCTCAAACAACAGTCTTGTGTTATCGTCGCAGGATCTCCGTTCGGTGTTTCCCAGTTCAACGATTGGTCAAGGTTGGCAGATACCGGTACAAGGTCGCAGTCGTTGTTGATGTCAAGAACACGAATAAGTTTAACCTTTGTCATATCTTGTTCGCCACCAACGTAACCGCTAATTTCTAACACTCTCCACCAACTATCAATTATCCAAATCTTGTCGCTGAATTGAAACGTGAATACGTCATTCAACGTTAGTGCGAACATTCCCTCTAAGATTCGCGCTTGTCCGTCGAATAGTTCACGGTAGTAGTTGCGCCACCAACGATTGTACAAGTTATTGTATGGGTTAGCAATGATTGTGTGAATAGGTACTTCGGGAGCGAAGTTTAGGTCGCTATCTGATACCGTTGCATTCATCGTTGAGTAGTTATTCAAACACTTCACCGCCGTTTGCACCACGCTATCTGAAACCTCATCGTACATATTCACGAAGAAGTCAGCAAAGTAGTAAAGAATGCGTGGCTTCGGTTGAACAAAAACCCCTTCTGCGTTGGTAAAGAATGGAACAACGACATCTGTATTTTCGACAGGTGCGGAAGGAGTAGACGCAAAAGCTAACTCAACCTTTTCTTCACCTGTTGCGAACTCGTTAATCACTTCGAAGTCTGATTCAGTCACCTCATAACGTCCGTAAATTCTTCCATTGTCTTTGTATACTGAGTTGAAA